AAGGCACAGGCTCTCAAGTTGACGTATGAATTTTTCAAGGCGCAATCTTAGGAACTTGCTATACTAGATAAATACAAATCAGTTTCACCAGACATGTCAGGATATTTTTTAAGAACTCGTTGATTTAACATTTCTTGAACATTATTTATATGTTCTTCAAACTTTTTAAAGTCTATACCAGTCTGACGATGAATTTCAGTTGGTGAAGCGAGTTCTTTGAGAGACATGAGATACCCAGTTGCGTAATTTGCATGAGTAATCCCGGTTAACAACGATGCATCCTGCTGCGCTGTTGTTGCCCACTTTGCACATTTTTTCACCATTGTTTTAATGTCAGGCCCCTTGGAGCTTCTATAAATGAGGTAAGCTATGAAAACTGCAAGTACCAAATAAAGATACATACTACTATTATATTAGATTTTATCATGGAGATTTATACTGATGGAAGCTGTCTCGGGAACCCTGGCCCGGGTGGATGGGCTGTTATTTGTTCTGATTTTACACTTTGCGGTGGTTCGCCTAATACAACGAATAATATAATGGAACTTACAGCAGCTCTAAAAGCTCTTGAAAAGGCTGGTTCTCGTGAAATTACACTGTACACCGATTCGTGTTATGTCAAGAATGGAATTACAAAGTGGATTATTAACTGGAGAAAAAATGGATGGAATACAGCCAAAGGAGAACCAATTAAAAATCGAGAGTTGTGGATACAACTCGATAAAGTGAATGGTCCTCATGTTACTTGGAAATGGGTCAAGGCTCACAATGGAAATCCTCAAAATGAAGCTGTTGATAAAATGGCAAGAGAAGAGGCTAATAAAATAAAATGTGTTCTGACCTGACACACCTTGATTTTAATAATACTTATAATAAATGGATTTTGTTTTTGTATTACTTTGTGGAAGTGAATGGGAAGATATAACTATATTATTATCAGAGGAAGATGCTATAAATGAATCAAAAAAATACCCAAATGACAGAGTTGAAATTTTTAGTAAAAATAACAAATTGGGATTTACACCTACTTATAATTATTATAAAAATGGAATACTTGTTAAAAACTTTGCTAATTTTGTCTCTTAAAAATAATAACAAGTATTAAAATAAGTAAAAGTACTCCACTGGCAATCATTAAAATGTGTGTAAGAGTCCAAAACGATTTTGTGGGTCCAGGTGTGGGTCCAGGTGTGGGTCCAGGTGTGGGTCCAGGTCCCAGCGTTTCCGGAGTTCCATTATAATCATAAAATTGTACAAAATAATGAACTGGTGTGTCGCTCACTGAATTGCATGTAAATGTACTACTAAAATCGTCAAATGCCCAAGAATACGCCCCGGGGCACTGTTTTTTTAAAACTTCATTATATTTTTGACCATCGGAAGTAACTGGCCAGTTTTCAGATTTACAAAGGTGTGGAATGTATGAATCACCTTTATAATTTGTTACATACGGGCTACATCCCTGGTCACTTGGTCCATCAAATTGAGGAGGAGGTCCGCACGAGTTACCATCTTTGGCTCTACAGCAAACTAAATCTTCTGTTGAAATACACGTTGTAGGAACTGTACAAGTTGGTGGATTCCCAGTGCACGCGAGTGGACATTTAGACTCATCTTTATCTGGTAACCAAGTAGAAGTTGTTTGGTCCCAATAATAATTTGTTTTCCACATGTCGACTAGTTTATTATAAGATGTTTGATCATTCTTGAGCAAATTACCAGTAAAGTTATTAAAAGGTCCCGGTGGTGGACCTAAATAATGCTGAGGTCCTGTGTTTGTTTTTCTATCCCCTGCAAAGTTTGTTCCTATACCACTTATAGCTGCACAAATAGACTGACACGCTATCCACTTACCATTGTCATCATATACTCGCATTTCAGGTGGACAATCTAATTTTGCCGTACAACCAGCTTTTTGACACCAGTAATTTGAATCAACGCCATCGGGTGCTTTTGGATTTTGGTTCCTAATTGGTTCCATTTGCGCGCTCATATTATTTCCATCGACTTGTGACACGTCATAATAATCAGTGTTTACGTCGCCGTCTTTTGTTGACGCACGTGTAAAAGAAAACTCTAGAATAGTGGCTGGAGCTTGGCCACCTTTTATGTTACAGAGTAAACCTTTGTCACTAACATTATATGTCACATCTTCTGGTTTACCAGATGAAGGATCATAAGTTTGATGACAATCTCCAGTGTCACATAATAACCCATCAAGACCTGGCCCATACAAACCGGTAACACTCTTACATCCGGTTCGGGCAATTATTCTACCACTTATAACATATTTTGGAAATGTTAAAATTTTATATTTTTTTGGTTCTAGAATAAATCCACTTGGTAAATTATTCTTGTCAACATCTGTTAATATTTTATTATTTTCATCGTACCCAATAAGAGCTGGATAAATAGTACTATTTGTTCCATTGTATACTACAAAGTATCTCTTTGTGGCATCAGTCTCATTTAATTTTGCAATCTCATCGGGTGTAAGTGTCACAGTCATACAATTGTCAGATAAAAAAATAAGAAACAATACTTGTAAGAAAAAATGGCTGAAAAAATTCAAAAGATTTCCCATCTCGAACACATTCTCAAGCGCCCTGATTCATATGTTGGTCCAGTTTCGCGAACATCTGAGACTTACTGGGTTCTAGATGGCTCCAAATTTATTCAAAAACAAGTGACATATTCCCCAGCTCTTTTAAAAATTTTTGATGAAATTCTAGTCAATGCCATTGATCGCAATTCAACATTTCCAAAACTTGTTAAAAATATTTCAGTAACTGTTGACAAGACGTTGGGATCTATTTCAATTGAAAACGATGGACCTCTGGGTGGTATTTCTGTTGTAAAACATGACACGGAGAATATTTGGAATCCCGAGTTAACCTTTGGTCATCTTCTTACGAGTACCAATTATGATGATACTCAAGAGCGTGTTGTAGGTGGTAGAAATGGTTATGGAGCCAAGCTTGCAAATATTTATTCAAAGATGTTTACAGTTACTATACACGATTCTGAAAATCACTTGTATTATTGCCAAACATGGACTAATAACATGACAAAAAGTACCGAACCAAAGATGCGAAAGGATGCATGTAAAAAATCTAGCGTCGAAATAGTATTTGTACCAGATTGGAAGAGGTTTGGTATGGCTGGTCTCGACGATGACATGTATAAAATTATTGAAAAGAGGGTCTACGACGCAGTCGTGTGCACGAGCCCCAATTGTAAAGTTTCTTTCCAAGGTGAACAACTTGAGCAAATGTCAACAGAGGCGTATGCGAAAATGTATTTACAAGAAGGAGTGGAAGTTGCGAGTTTAAACACGGAACGCTGGAGCGTCACGATTGCGCCAAGTGATGGGTTCCAGCAAGTCTCATTTGTCAATGGTATATGCACCACCAAGGGTGGATCGCACGTTGATCACGTTGTTTCATCCATTGCAAGTAACATTATTGAAGAACTTGCGAGCAAAAAGTTGCAATTGAAGCCCCAGAATGTAAAAAATACCATGTTTGTCATGGTTCGTTCGACTCTTGTAAATCCTACATTTGGAAGTCAGGTCAAGTCAGAATGCACATTGAAGCCCCAAGAATTTGGTAGCAAGTTTGAGACGTCAACCAAGTTTATTAAACAAGTTTTAAAAACTGGTATCCAAGATGAAGTTTTAGCAGTTGCCAAGTTTAAGGAGCTCAAAGAGCTCAAAAAGACGGATGGATCTCGCAAGTCACGCATAACAGGAATTCCAAAACTTGACGATGCCAATTTTGCAGGAACTGCCAAGTCTGAAAAGTGTACTCTCATAGTGACAGAAGGTGACTCTGCAAAAACTTTGGCAGTGGCTGGTCTCTCAGTTGTTGGGAGGGACTGCTTTGGCGTCTTTCCACTTAGAGGAAAGTGTAAGAATGTTCGAGATGCGAGTGTGAAACAACTCATGGCAAATCAAGAGTTTAATGACCTCAAAAAGATTTTGGGTCTCCAACAGGATCGCGAGTACAAGTCGGTAAGCGAACTCAGGTATGGCAAGTTGATGATAATGACGGATGCTGATAACGATGGTAGTCACATCAAGGGACTCATACTAAACATGATTCACTACTTTTGGCCAAGTCTTCTCAACTTGAACTTTGTTGTGAGTATGGTGACACCAATAATCAAGGCTACCAAAGGATCTCAGACGGAATCTTTTTACACTGATACTTCATTCCGTGTATGGCATGCGAGTCATCAAACTGGATGGAGAATCAAATACTACAAGGGTCTCGGAACATCTACATCAGCCGAGGCTCGCGAATATTTTAAAAATATCAAGAATCTCACAGTGGCATTTGATGTAGACGAACTCACAAAGAATTCAATTGTTCTCGCATTTGACAAGTCGAAAGCGGATGATCGCAAACAATGGCTTCTAGAGGGTTCTGAGAAAAAGTCTTCAGATTTAGAAGTTAGGTATGGAGAAATTACAAATTTGCCCATTTCAGAGTTTATTCACAAGGATCTTATAAATTTTAGTATGGCGGACCTTCGCCGTTCGGTAGCACACGTGTGCGACGGTCTGAAACCCTCGCAGCGCAAGGTGCTCTACGCGTGTTTCGAAAAGGGACTTCGTGAAGAAATGAAAGTTGCACAACTGGCATCATTTGTGTCTGAAAAAACGTCGTACCACCACGGTGAAGTGTCCCTTGCCGAGACAATTGTGAAACTTGCTCACGATTTCACAGGTTCTAATAATGTGAATCTTCTCGAGCCCTGTGGCCAATTTGGTACGCGTCTCATGGGTGGAAAAGATGCGAGTCAGACGAGGTATATTTTCACCAAGTTACGCCCAGAGGCTCGCGAACTCTTTGATGCTCGTGATGATGAAATTCTCAATTACCTTTCGGATGACGGAAAACAAATTGAACCCGAGTTTTTTGTACCGGTATTACCAACAGTGTTGATAAACGGAACCGAAGGCATTGGAACGGGGTTTAGTTCGTATGTTCCACCGTACAATCCTAGAGACATTGTAAAAAATATTCAAAATTGCTTGAGTGGTAAACCGGTGGAAAAAATGACCCCATGGTTTAGAGGCTTCAAGGGGAAAATAACACAAGACCCAAGCGACGATCAGGCTTGGATAATGCATGGAATTCATGCAGTACATGAAAATACTGTGTCGATAACAGAACTTCCCCCGGGTAGATGGATTCAGGATTACAAGGAATTTTTAGATGAACTCATTGAAAAAAAGACAATATCAGGGTACAAGAATAACTCCACAACTGAAAATGTAAACTTTGAGGTGTACGAGTACCAGGGGTCGGATGTTGTCAAAGATTTGAAACTCATTAAATCAATTCGAACAAGTAACATGCATCTTTTTCACCCGAAGACTGGAATTAAAAAATATCAAACAGCTGAAGAAATACTTGTAGATTTCATTGAAATTCGAATCAGGTATTACAATCTTCGCAAACAACATCTTATAGATGAACTTACACAAAAAGCTGTTATACTTGATAACAAGGCTAAATTTGTTCGGCAAGTTGTAGACGGTGATCTTATCATCTTCAAGAGAAAGAAGCAGTCTCTAGAGGATGAACTCTTGCGAAAGTTTGGAGCGTTTGATTATCTTCTTGACATTAAAACGTATCAGTATACAGAAGAGGCTATCAAAAAGTTGATGGATGAGTCTAAACAGGCTACAGAAGATCTGGAAGTTCTCCGAGGAACGCAGATACTTGACATGTGGAAAACTGATATTAAAAATATGCGTCAACAATAATAGAATGGATCCCGTTCGAGAGCAGATCACACCCGAGGTTTGTTCAAATATAAATAACATTATCGGAAAAGCTGGAACTGGTGCAGTATTGTCACTCGATGCAATTGGTATGCAAGATACATACCTAACAAGTAATACAGGTGATTCGTATTTTCAGTTTTCAGGTACCAAACATACACAATTTACAAAGTATTCGGCAAGCATGAAACTTTCCAATGATGGTTCAAGTAATTGGCCATTTAATCAACAAGTGCAATTTAATCTTAGACCAAAAGCTATGGGTGACATCTTACAAAATATGTATCTAAAATGTACACTACCAGACCTAACAGGTAGCGATTACCAATATTGCGACTTGGTTGGATGGGCAATGATTAATAAGATACAAATTGCAATGGATGATATTATTTTAGAGATAATCAAGTGTGACTTGAATATTATTTATACCGAATTACATTACACACAAGAAGAAAAGAGAATGATTTTATTAATGGTGAATGTTGACCCTATAAAAGGTGGTAACCTGTACATACCTCTCAACTTTTTTTTTAATAGGAGACACTCTTCATCATTTACGGCAAATCCTTTATTAGATGATAGTTATTTTAAACCAGGTTTCCTAACATGTGCTACACATAAACATCGTAATATGATTGTTACAGTTACATTTAATCCGTTACCATTTTTTACAACTGCGCCATCTGTGTCTCTTAGTGAAATGTACTTGGTTACCGATGAAATAATACTTGGAGAAGATGAGAGACAATTCATACAAAACAATGTTCAAAAGAATATGATAACATTTGCTCGAAATGATTCAGTGTATCCAATACAAGGAACTCCTTTTACAGCTAATTTAACACCAAATATTTCGGTAAAAACTTTGCATTGGTTTGCGAGAAATGCCAAATATGAAGACTCTTCAAATTCGTATTATTTCAATAATAGATTCAATTTTACAAATAAAGATTATTATTTGCCATTTTCATTGGCAAGTACTCCTCAACAACAAGAAAGTGATAACCCTATAATTTGTCAAAGTATCTTGTACCTAAACGGAGTTCAATTATTGGGTCTTGCACAACCTACATCCGTTAGGAATGTTAGAGATGCTTCTTATTATTACAAATTTGTTCAACCTATGAATCATTCTTTATCAGTTCCAAATAAAAACATTTACACATACTCTTTTTGTTTACGACCAAAAGATCCTCAACCTTCAGGATCTTTAGATTTTAGTCAAATGGATTCAACAATTACATTTCTCACAGGTTCTCTTTATTCATTTGCATCTCTACAAGAAAAATGGAACCTGTACATATATTACACGGGGTACAACCAAATCACTTACAGCAACGGACTTGTGTCATTAGACTTTGGGTGGTGATGTAATCAATAATGTTATTTTGGATGCACCATTTAATAAAATTTAATTGTGCAACTGTAGTGTGTATTTTTACACCTTTGGAGTTTGGGATTTCATATTCAAACTTTTCAGTTCTACAAAAGGGATCAAAAAGTTTTTTACTGTACCCATCTAAACTAGACTTGTAAGCACAATGAACAGTAAAACTTTTTCCGTCATTGGTTGTGTATGTTAGATTCTTCTTTTTAGAATAATCAGTTATAAACCATTCTAGATTTCTAAGAGAAATACCTTTGCGATGCTCAAGTATGTCAATAAGATATCCAGAGTTTTTAGCATCCGAGTAAAAGTTTTTAATAGATTCGAGCAAAATATCAGACCTGCTCATCTTACAAAAGTAGCACTAGAATTCTATAAGTAAGTTTTGTCTCGACCCCTTTGCTTTTTCACATGCTGGACACCCTTCTAAAAATAGACAATCTGTTATTGTGTGACCTATGTGCTTACTTGTAAAATCACAATTAGTATCTACGCGTTTAATAACCTTTTTCTGGTCTTTGTGTCTCGAACAATAACCACCGTGCTTTCCAGAAAATTTGCATCGTTTTTTAGAAGCTGTTATACCAAGACACTGTCCCTTTGGTGCGGTATCCACCTCTTCTTGGTCCTCTGTACTTTCAGAGTACTTTGGAATGTCTTGAAGTAACAATTTCAAAGAAATATCATGCTTCTTTGAAATTATTTGAGCGTACCTAGATAATTGTTTTTGAACCTCTGATTCTATGAGCTCTTGGAGCTTTTCTACCAGAGACATTGTTTTTACTTATTTTACTAGAGAGTTTATTTTTTAACCACTTTCCATTAGTTCTACGTGTTTGATGCTAGAGACAAGAACGCCACATTGCCGCTCTGTTATTCCATCTACGTCAAACACTCGAACGTATTTGATAGGGATGTCCGGTTTCATGTCACGCGACAAAACAAACCTCGAGCCATTATAGAGGTCGATTTCAGTCCCTTTGGGAATGTTCCGCGTGACCATAAAACCCTCCTCAGGTGGCATGGACTTGATCATATACGACAGTTCGTTCCATGGAACACTTTTGAAGAAGAACTCTGTGTTCATGACGTATATATTTGGGTTTTCGGAACGAGAATACATATTTACTACTAGTTCCTTTGAAACTTGGGTACCACTGAGACACTAATTTTACACACTTTTTGGTATTCTCTCCATTAATAAAATATTGAGACGTCGAAGATGTCCATTTTCATTTTCTAAACGAGTTGCTCGTATTTCTAGTTCCTTCATCTTGTTTGGTAATTCCCAAAGAAGATGGATACCACTTTTTTGATGCGTCTTAAAGGATGAGTTTGAAGCGTACAATTTATTGTTACAGGGACAAATTAAACTTTTGGATACTTCCATTATATCTTCTTTTTAGCAAATAAATCCTTAATTGAAGGCTGTGTTGGATCCTTTTTACGAGAGGCTCTTGGTTTCTTAGGAATCA